CCTTCAGGTGGGAATGTAGATTCTGTGTGTTCTGTATAGTCCACTTCAAAAGCTAAGTTAATACTTACTGGGCGTGTTATACTTATATCTCTATCATTACCGTACTTATCTGTTACTACTAGAGGAGTATTGCCAAAGGCTTGTATACCTGCTGGTTTAGCTGTCAATACTGCTGTCCCGATATCTGTATCTGTGCCACCTTGTACAATAGTTTCAAAACTATGTTCTGGCCTTCCTGCTGCGTCTGTAACGGACGTATCATTCTCCACCACCTTAGCTGTAGTGACACCATCAACTAAGCTTGTATCGTCTTGTATGGCCTCCACTGTAGCTTTACCAGATGCACTCTGAGATGATATTATTCTAATCCTGTAATCTTCATCAGATTCTTTACTTCTACCTTGTGTATAAGCAATAGGGTTAGTTGTAACTACAGATGAACTTGTCACCATGCGTGTTACACTATTACTAGGGGCATTAATAGAGCCAACCACTTGAGACTCTACATAACCAATTACTGTTATATCATTAGAAAGTAAGTAAGCAGGAGTAGATATGGCTAAAGGTTTATTGTTAGTCGCTTCTATTACTAAGTAGTTATTAACTAAATCTAATGAAGTTATGAACTCAGTGGAAGCTACAGCATCTAAACTAGCCTTTAATCCTGTGATTATTTCTAAGGATGTAGCGTCTGCATCACTTGTATATGTGTATGCTACACTATTAACATCTACTCTATACAGTGTGGTATCTAATATTTGATCCACTTTGTATTCTATCTTCACACAAGAGCTAGAATTAACGCCTATATTAGCTGTAGTTACAAATCTATCTAATGTACTAGGATTCTCTAAGATAGAACCGTTAGGTATATTAAAACCTGCCTTCTGCGTGAAGTGTTGGGTACTTGTAAAAGACTTTGTAGCACCTTGTCTTGCAACTAAGTTAAATGCACCTACATCGTCTAAGTTAGTACCTTCTGCTTTATTAGGGTTCTGACTATCATTCACAGCTTGTAACAGCTCATATATCTCTGCTATCTTTTGTGCAAGGATGTTAGTCTGTTGTCCAAACTTCTCATCATCTCTTACACTTATATTCTCTAAACCTTCTACTTCTTTGTAAGAGGTTATTAAATTCTCTACTACGTCTGGCTGCCTGTCTATAACAAGACCTTCGGATGTTAACCCTGCCATACTCCCTCCTTAATTATTATTCTAATTTAACCCTACTACTAAGGGAGCGTCAGTGCCTACACTTATACTTCCAGATTTAGTTAATGCTTCAAAAGAGATACTTAATTGTCTAGTTGGTTTATCTAGTGTAGACTCGTAAGTGACTATCTCTAAGATATTCCCCCTATTTAATATATCTTCTTTTATATACTGATCTACTAATTGTTTAGTAGTTTTACCTAAGATAGATAGACTGTTATTATCATTCTCTATCCAAGGTATTCCAGCATCAATATTGAAATCCCATTCACCTCTATAAGTGGAGAGACTTATTAACACTTGCTGTCTGCTGGACTGCTCTATTGTATCTGTAAACTGTACAACACCGTTGATAACCTTTATATCACCTGTTGTTTCATCTAATAAATAATCTACACTCATTTAATCTCCTACAAACATGTTATCTGAGCCTAATGTTAATGTATGTCCGCAACTGGCAGCATCTCCTTCTCTGCACACTGCAATACCATTTACAAAGACTGTAGAACTGCCTTCTACCATTACAGCAGAAGCGTGCTCACCTATACCATGAGGAGCTACAGCAGCTCCTACTAACACAACAGGAGATCCGTTAACTATATAATTAGGAGCTATGACACCAGTAATAGTACCACCTGCTGAATCCACTCCTACTCTTCCAATACCTTTCATATAATATACCTAAGTGTTTTGGTTGATAGTGGCTGCATTAGTAGTAAGATTACCAGTGACATTAGTTATCTTATTGCCGCTGACATTCTCTATGTAGTCGCCATTAACATCTACTTGTAAGTTGCCATTAGGTTTCATCTTAAAGCTGCTATCAGCGAACTTAATCTCTAAGTCATCCGGGTTAGGGTGTAAGTTAGTAGATACTGTAGGGCAACCTAGTGTTGCAAAGCAATCAGTAATAGCAAACCTTCTCTTGTCAGATGGAGGTAGTGGTGAATCTCCAAGGCTAAGTAAATAGTTATCTAAACCTTGTTTACTAAACTCTAGCCTCACCTTATCCCCTACTTTCACAGGAAGAGATATTAATGCACCTCCTCCTTCTTGTAAGCAGACAATAACACTAGGTATTACATCAAACTGGATAGACTCATTATCCTCTTCAAAGGTATTGACAAGAGGTTGTACATCTATCATCTGATCAGATTGGTAGTCATCTACGTTAGTGACTCTGGCAACCATACTAAGATTAATATTCTTATATACATAATCCCTTACAATATTACCCACTTCATCCACAAAATTCTTATTCATTATCCTTGCAACTTTCTAGTTTTAATTATAGTATCCCAAGCATTACCTTCAAAGTCTAAATTATGTGATATACTCTCTATTGGGTATGTACCATTAAAGTCTTGACCTACATTTTCAATACTAATAGCCATGTTAGCCTGTACCCTTCCATTAAGAAAAGTTCTAGCAACAATACCTTCATCTTTTACTTTAGAACCTTGTGTCTCTTTAGAGTTATCCCCTTGTCTCTCTAAGGGAGCTTTAAGTGTTTCAGGTTCTAATATGAAAGTTTCAACGTACTGAGCTACACCTTTAGGTTCTACATATAACTTACCTAATACTGTGTAGAATCTATAATCCATACCATCGCAAAACTTACTTATCTCTTCAAACAGATTACCCGCTGCTGAATAACCAAAGGGGTATGTATCTTCTACAGGGCTTTGGAAATCACCTATCTTTATCTGAACCTTACCTACAGGTACAAAGTTAGACTTAGCTATTAATAGCATATCTTCTAACACTTGCTTTTTAGTTGTATTCTTAGGCCAACTCTTAGAGAACTTTAATGACTTCTTAGGTATATTATTATCTGCACATACTATCTTAGTGATATATGTACCAGTGGAGGAATCTCTTGTAGTTGTTACTGATTTAACTTGAGAAGCTAGTAGTAATGGTAGATCATCATAATCTACATCACGGCTACCTATATCTATTTTATAACCTGCTCTAAGGAATAACATATCATTTACACGTATACTATTTTTAGTGTCTTCTGTTAAGTTATCTAAATAAATAACAGAAGATTGATTGCCGCCATTACTTCCAGACTTACTATATACAATAGTAGCTCTCATACCAAGATCACGTATCTCTATAAACTTATCTGGGATAGTTCTATAATCATGGAAGCCTATACCATTACTTGTGTCTCCTAAGCCTTGAGAACTATCTATTATCTTAGTAGCTGCTAGGTATCTAGGTACAGCCACTTTTGAGATATACCTAGGTAAAGTATTTACTATATTAGTGGATAACCTTCCTACAATTAAAGAATATCTTCTGTCAAATACTTCATAACTCATGCTAATTCTTCTTGATTAGATACATAGAATAAGCCATAATTCTTTCCTATTCCTGTATTATCTTTAACCGCTTTATCTAAACTTGTACCTACTCTGAAACAGAATATCTCCCCATGTGAGAAGTCATCTAATACATAACGGGATAATAAGCCCTGATCTTCCATTACTTTAACACTGGGTTTGACTAAAACCTCACCTATAAAGAGATCAAAGAATAATCTACCCTTCTCTAATAAACTCTCTTTAAATAAAAGAGTATAAGTTATCCCAGCTAATGTAATCTCTACCTCTGGATAGGCGGCTTCTGGTACTGGTATTTCTACTGCCATGTTAATCTCCGTTAAGTGCCGCCGCTTTATTTTGATCTATTTTTGCTATCTGGAAAAAAGTAAAATCTTTAACATCTTTTTCCTTAGTAGTGGCACTTTTCTTACTGGACTTGGAGGTTGTTGATTTAGCAACAGCAATAGAGGGTCTTGCAACTGACCTAGCTCCTGCTGCAAACCTAGTCTTCTGTAACGTGAAATTAACATTGAAAGCATTACTACCTCCCTTATGTCTACCTACTTCTGAGTTTTGAGTATGACTAAAAGAAGTAAAATAACAGTTACTATCAGGTGCTTGTTTATCACTATAAAACACTTTAATAGGTATCTTCTGTATCTGTGCAGACTTTAATCCATTAAGGTATTGTTCAGTGTTCTTATGAAAGTTAGTATCATCGAATGTAGATATATCTGTTATTAGTCCTGTGAAAGATATGGTAACAGGTTTAACTACATAGTTATCCGAACTGTAATTACCATCTTCTACTAGAGAACTGGATAATGTACCAGAAGAATTTCTTGTTATATCTGTAGTGGCGTTCATTGCGTATATACGTCCATCTACTTCTAAATAAAATATAGACAATTAATTACCCCCTAAGTACATACTTTGTGTGTGATTATCTAATATGCTAGGCATAGACTCTTTAATAATTCTTTCTACTAGCCCAGTATCAGCACCATCTATATTATAGGTATGTACTACAGTTGTACCTCCGCTTCCTATTATTTGCTTAGAATATAGATCAGCTTCGGTAGATTGTTTATTAAGGACTTTGCTCAAGGGTGTTTCAACTAGACCAGAAGCCTTTAAACCTCCAAAGGTTGCTAAATTAACAGTCTCTATGTAGGCGGTTTTCATCTGATCCCAATAGTCTAACTTCATAAACTCTATGAGTACCCCAATATCTTCCCTTATGGAGTTATACACTTTCTCTATCATTTCACCTATCTTGTAAAACGTAAGGAATAGCCAATTAGCATCTTCCATCTTCTTATTAGACTCTGCCTGAGCTTCAGCGAACTCCTTTGCAGCTCTAGCCATGTCTTGATACTTCTCAACATCTCCACTCTTAAACAAAGTAATAGCAAACTCTATTGCCATTAGAGGCCACAATACTCTCATCAAACCCCTAAGAGATTTGCCTAATGTTTTAGTTTGTGCATCCGCTGTTTTAATATCCTTACTCATACCTAAGAATGATTTACCTGTGGTAACAGCAGCTACCCCTACTTCCCTGAGTTTAACTATTGCTCTTCCCAGTGCGGGTATAAACTTCATTACAAATAAACCAATAAGTAATCTTATTGCACCTTGTATACCTTGGCCTTCTGATAACCCTAAAGCCATTCCCAGTTTATCTACACCATTAAATACAAATGCTATTGCGTTAGAAAGCTCTCCAAACACTTTAGCTAAGCCTATTGCCAAAGGTGTAACAGCTTCAATGATATTAGATAAACCCCCAAAGGAGTTCATAAATATATCTGTCATACCTGCATTAGCTACACCTTCAATAGCTTTATTAGTAGAATTTATCATTCTATTTTCTGCTGCTGTCATAGACTGCATGAAAGCTTCTAATGCACCTGAAGTTCTGCCTTGATCACTAAGTATTCTAGCTACTATTTTAGTAAACTCTTTAGCATCAACACCTGCTGTCTTAATTGTATCTTTAAAACTCTTTGTAGCTTTATCAAAATGATCCGCTGACCTTAGCCCCATTTCATCTAATGCTTGTACTGCTGCACCTGAGAATGCTGGTACTTGGTCAACAATCTGATTAATCTCTTGAGCCTGTACTACAGAACCAGAGATCATCTGTCTAAAACCTAAGAATGCTAACTTAGCTGAATCTGCACTTGTACCAGCAGATGCTAAACCTTCTGATATCTGTGTGAATACTTTCTTAGCTGTTATCTCATCAACGCCACCTGACAATGCACCTACGTTAAATGTAGCAAATGCTTTGGCTGTATCTTTATACCTTAACCCTAGTCTTTCTGTTAATTGATTAACATATACTAAATCTTCTGCTGACTTCTTAGAACTACCTGATGCTAATAGAGATGCAACACGTATATTCTCCATCTCCGCAGACACTCTCTTTAAAGCACCTACACCTTGTATCACAGCAAATACAGATATCCAACTTCTAGCTAAATTATCTAAAGAAGATTTCAACCCTTTAGCTGCTGTCATTTGACTATTCATTTGTCTAGTCATAGACTTAGTGGCTTTACTAGAGGATGCTACAGCACGTCTGGATCTAGTAACACTATCTCCAAACTCTGTAAACTCTTTACTATTCTTGTCTGTTATTTTAGCCAAAGAAGCTAAGTCTTTATCTAAACTCTTTACTACTACACCCAACTCTTCTATTTGCGCCTGAGCTTCTTTAGAGTTAATCTTACGTAACTGTGAAATATTCCTTTCTGCTCTTATCTTTAGACCTTCTATCTGTCTACGTTGGGTGTCACGCTGGTTATTAGATAAAGGGAGTGTTCCACTTTCTCTAGGAGTTCTAGTCTTTCTTTCTCCAGAACCTCCCATCCCAGAACCAACATTCATATTCTGATACTTGGCAAACTTCCTCTCTAAGTCTTGGAAGCCTTTATCTATTCTACTACTATCCCATTGTAACTGGAGAGTATGATCATCTAATGTTAACATGTTACGCTCCTCTTATTATTCTCTAGGTTTATTATCTAAGTGAGCAGCATGTTCCATAGATTCGATCACACTTATATACTGTTCTATATCCATAACACCTTTTAGTGTATATTCATATTTCAGCTTATTTACAGAAGCATCTCCAGAGGGGCAATGTTTATTAGTTGCCAACCCCATGAAGAATAACTCTTTATCTGATAGAGATAAGTTATCTTTGATTAACTCTCTAACTCTTCGTTGCTCTCTACCCGAACTGGTGCTTGCATCCCCTGAAACAGAGTAAGGATTTCTGAACCGCTTGCCAGCCCATCTATCTGAAACCCACTTGGAAAATCCGAAAAGTTCTCCTTAAAAGCCCATATCGTCACGGAGATTAAATGGGCATACTTACCTCTAAAGTGTTTATTGAAGTCTACTTTAACTCCGTCCACCTCTAATGAAGTTAATAGAGATGTCATTAAATTCTTAACATCTACTCTTTCTAAAGTAGACATCAAAGCCATTGCAATGTTGCTAGTGAAGTTATAAGAACCTATATCATCTCCTATAGCTCCACTATCCCATGCTTCTGCAATAGGGACTGATAGGAGCTTAAACACTCCCATTCCTACGTCCCATCCTTTATCTGCATCTAGTAATGTAATTTGATAATTTACACCGTCAAACTCTTTACTAACTATCCCTGCCTGTCCTAATAAATCGTGTTGCATAATCCCCTCCTACAGAGATTTAATTATTTAACCAGCAAAAGAAGAAAGGTTCTCTACTGCTGCTGCTACTTCTGCAATAGTCCCTGCTGTCTCTGCCATACCTGCGGGTACTGATAAGAAATCAAAGTCTTCTGCATGTAGAGTCCAAGTTCTATCCTGCCTCTCAGTTGCACCTACTAGACTAGGAGCTGATTGAATCTTAACCCTAGAGAACTTAGCAATAGCTGCACCTGATCTATCTGCATAAGTGAATGCTCCTCTATATATTCTTTCATCTAAATCTTGTGCTAACACAACACCAGACAGGAAGATATTAATAGGGGCTGATTGGTCTACTGTTAATTCAATAGTACCTGTACGGTCTGGGCTTTTACTTGTACCTACAGAGCCATCAGCCCCTACTCTTGAAGAGGTTAGGTCTGAACTTCTGTTAGCAGTTATAAAGGTTTCTGCTAAACCTGTAATTGTTTGCCCAAGGAAAACTAATCTAACTTTCCTACTTGCATAATCTTCTAAAATTGTTGACATATATTATTATTCCTTGTTAAGACTGTGCTTCGTAAGTTAATCGGCCATTAAGTGCTGCGATAATCTGAATAGCACCTGCTAGGTACATAGTAACTTCTCCGCTAAATGTTCTTGCTGCTACATCACCAAAGGCGATATCCTTTCTTTCTGGTAAGTTAATCTTATAAGGATTATCTTCTTGTAGAATGTTTGGTGTAGCACCTCTAGCTTTGTATCTATCTAATGTAGAACTAATTACATTATCAATTAGAGCAATACCTGCATCTGTGTAGATAATTTTAGGTTGATTGATAATTAAGTTCTGTAAGTTCTCTGTTAAGCGAGCTTCTAGGAAATCCCTATCACGTATAATATCTACGAAGAATGTAGCACCACCTGACACTGTACCTCTACGTGTAATACCTATGCCACCAACGTTCTCTGTGAAAGAGGCATTCTTATTAGTCAGGTTAGTTTTATCTGTATCTGATAAATAGTTACCAGTAAGAGGATTCTTAGCTGCACCAATACCTTTAGTAAGGTTACCTGAGATTACATACTTACCTGCATCACGGGGGGCAAACATTGCTAAGTAATTCATCTCTGGAAACTTAGTATCTGCTTCGTGGTGAAACCAGTAAGATGTTCTATAACGAGCATTCTGTTTCAATACAGAAGGGATATCTGTAGCACTCTCTGAGTACACACCTAAGTCAGCTTGATTCTGAGTTGATACCCAATACTGCTTAGTACGTGATTCAATATCATTAGATAATGCTTCAATAAATGCTGCACTATGGTCGTTACACGCTACGAAGTAGAAGTCATCATCTTCATCTGTAATATCAGCCATCATATTAGCGGCTGTCTGTGTAGTGATAGTTGTGTAAGTTAGTTTATTAATATCTGTAACAGCATAAGCGGCTGTACCAGACTTAGCTAATGTAACACTGCCTGTGTTGTCTGTAAGTGTAATACCAGCGGGACTGCCTAATGCTGTAAACAAAGCTGTAGCAATAGTAGTGGCTGTTTCTGAACCAGTGGTAGTTACGAATGTAGCTGTAGTAGTTACATCTGCTGTATCAAGAACTTGTAGTGTATACTCTTGTCCAGCACTTGTAGCTGCATCTGGTGTGAATGTAATACTATCAACTTCTCTACGGCCTACTTTAACTGTAGAAGGATCAATGTCTTGTGAGAATGCTGCTTGCATACCTGCATAAACATCAGATGAAGTAGGGAAGTCGCCCTGCCATCCTGTAGCGGTTGTATATGATCTAGTTTTCTCTTTAAACCAAACATGGTCTGCAATAAAAATAGGAGTACCAAATGTTGCTCTGGATACGCCTGTAACATCTAGCGAGATGTTAACTGTGACAATTTGTTGATAAGACAATATATTTCTCCTTTAAGAAATTTTATTATTTATGGTGTTGGAACTACTATGGTGGAATCCAGAGTGTTATTTACAGAGTTATCAATATTAATAGTTGATATATAACCTGTCTGTTCATCTATCACTGTGTCTGTAATACTAAAGTTCAAGGTGAACCCTGCTGCTTCTACATAACGAGTGGATAGTTTTTCAGGGAGAGAATTAACTGCAAATACATCTTCTACTTCTCCTGTTGTATTAGTTTTAACTTCATCTAATATCCTACCTATACGGAACTTACCTTTAAGCTCATGTGCTATGTCAAAGGCATCTTCTCCGTATACAGTGTATTGAAATAAGATTCTGTAGTAAGATGAGAAGTAAGGGTTGCCATCTGTATTAACTCCTGATTGCATTAACCAAGAACCTGAATCATCCACTACTATTTTATCTACTGTGATATAAGGGTAATCAGGGAGTGTACCTGTGTCCCTGCTTAGAATTACAGAAGGTACTAACCCTGTTTCTATTTCTATAGTAGATAATTTACTTCCTACTTCTTCTCTGGCAACTCTTATGAGTTCATCTGTTATTACATCAAAGGCTATAGCCATTATTAATCCTCAAGGTTAAACTGAGATAAGATATCTTCTCTTATTGCTAAGGCTTCATAATGATCTGCTAATAGTCCGTGTGTAGACCAGTTGGCTACTTTAAAAGCTACATAAATTTCATCATCTATCTCTACTCTATCTGCTTTTAGCTTTGTCTTTTGACTAGCTTGTTTCATAGCAAACTTAGTAAATAACACCCTAGCATCATCTGATTTTATACCTTCAGGTAGTACGTGCTGTGTGCTTCCTTTAGTGAAAGGTTGTATACTAAACTTGACATCCTCTATGTACTCAGGCTCTCTATCTACTGTTCTATTTCCTTTAGTAGAATCTCTATAACTCCCTGTATGTCTGATAACATCTAAAGGTGTTTTAATAATCATAAACGTCATATACCAACCTCCTTAACTACGTTATCATAAGAACTCTTATAAGCTGTTGCTGACTTCAATTCACCTGTATCTAAAAGAGGAGTAGTGTTACTTCCAATGATAGGCATCATATGTCCAGTTTTACCAAACATACTCATGTAATCTCTACGTAATGCTTCGCCAACTTCTTCTAAGAAAACCATATTAGCTTTTTTATTATCTAGGTTCTTAGACCACTTAATGTATGCAGCTTTAACTTTGGGGTTTTTAAGTATTCCACCGTTCCTGAGTTGCATGAATTGAAACGCTGCCATTGGATTCTTTCTAACGCCTTCTTGGAAAGTTCCAGCAGCCCAACCTTGTAAAAGTTCTACATAGGATAAATCAGATGAACCATGTAATCCGCTTGATGCGAAATGACCAACCTCTAACTTCTGCTTACTTAGATTTTGAAGATTTTTTATTAGTTGATCTGTCTTTCCGTTCTTCTTTTTTACTACCTTCGACTGCACCATTAGTAGAGGATTCCTTTTCTGTTTTAATCTCTATAATTGAATCTTCTAAGATGTTTCCATCTTTATCTTTTACTAATCGCTTTATCATATTATTCCTCTTTATAAGATTAAGTTAGTTTCTTCACTGCAACCTGTAGTCACAGCTTTATCAGCGTCTCTAATCACTTGGATACCAAATGTAGTGGGTAAGTTATAGCCGCCTTTAGGAAGGTAAGGGCATATATCTGGGAGAGAATTAATAAACTCTTTCCATACACTCTTCTGATTCTCTAAGGAGAACTCTAACAGTACGCCGCCTACTTTCTGCTTAGTCATAGATGCAGAATCTACAGAGTGTTTGGAGTTATTCATTAGTCCAGCCACTTTCATAGCCTTACAAAGAGCTTCTGAATAATACAACTCATCGTCTTCTGGGATATGCCTAGTGATAATGGTTTCTAGTATGTTCTCTAACTGGGATTCAATTAGTTTATTTTGATCTGGAAGGTTAAGTATTAAATCCCCCAGTATTTCTTTTCTATTTATTATGGGCATATAGTATCCTTAAATTTTATAATAAATACTCATAGGGAATATAAATACTTATTATAAAATAAGCCACGTCCCTGTGGCTTCAATATAAACTTCTAATTATTAGTTAGAAGAAGAAAAAAACTTCTGAATCAGCTTAGGATTACGGTTCATGTAGAGGTTATTAGACTCTTCAAACAATGTAATACCACGGCGTTTATGTTCTTCTGCAAAAGAATAACGTTTCATACCAGAGGTATTAACATAATCCATAGTCATAGAAGGGCTATAAATAGTGGCAAACATATTATCCGCACCTGCTGGAATCAAGAAACCTGCGTTAGTACCTAATAGTGAAGTACCACCAATGCTATCTGCCATACGGATATAAGTAATACCAGTTAGTACAGAAGTAAAGTTTCTACGTTTGAATACCATCTCATCTGCACTGAAGCCACCACGATCACCAGCTAAGATAGACAAGTCTAAAGTAGTACTAGAGTCAATACCTGCAACAGCAGTAGCGCGTGTTTGTTCATAGTCAAATAGTTTGTCGTACAAGTCACCAGATACAGGCATAACTAGAGAAGTATAACTTGTACCAGCTAATGCACATTCTTCTTGCATCTTATCCACTGCATCGTTAAGTTTCTTCTCTACGTCTGCACCACTGCCTACTAGCAAGTCTACAGCGTCATAACCTAAGTTAGCACGTGTATCACCATGAATATCAGCAAAGTAGTCATAAGATTTAGCATCGCCACCAAATACAAAGTTAGTATCTGTAGTTAATACTTTAGCTAGTGCAATCTCTGCGGAATCATTCCATGAACGATCCATCTTAGTAGACATTTCTTGTACACGTTCTTCAGTTGTGTACATTTCTTCACTGAAAGGCTTACGCTTACCAGCAACATCCATAGGGGATACGTTAGCAGAGATACCATAAGAACCTGTGCGGTATAACATCTCACGTGCATTATCTTTCTTAACTCGACCACCGCCAACTTCATCGAAGCGTTTACCTTCAGGTAGTTGTACAGTTTCTACTAATTCATCATAGCTAAGCTTATCTGTGGTTACAGAGAACTCATTAGAAGTGCCAGTAAGCAGTGCTTGTAGCAAACCTGTCTTAACAGATTCCTTACGCTTAATACCACTTGTTACATCCTGTAACTCAAAAGAGTTCATCTCTGAGCGTACAGCTTTATCAATCGCTTTAATTGTCATTGTTCTTTAATTCCTCTTATGCTAAGTAAGATGCAGCAGCATCAGCAGCTTGGTTAGTAGTAGTAATACGTTGTGCTTCTAGTTGAGCTAAGAAGGCGGCTTGTGCAGCAGCATCCGCACCATTCCAAATAACACCTTCATTTAAGATAGCTGCATCGCCACGATACAGTACAGTCATTTTGCTTCCTGCAACTGCTAGATCAGTGTCTTCGTCATTGAAGCCTTTGCCTTGATAGTTACCAACTGATACAGCAACTACTGAACCATCTTTAAGTGGTGACCCCCCTGCTGTAATAGCTGCTGCAATATCGCCTTGTGCTACGTAGGGTTCAAATCGTGAATTACCTGCAACATAAATAAGTGCTACACCAATATTATCTACTTTACCTGTACCACCAACTGCAACAGTTTGGAAGTTAAAGTCCACTGCGTTTTCGTATGCAAAAGTGTCAACACCTGCTAACAATTCTGATTCTAATTTTCTACTTGTAGAAACTACTGGCATTATTTATTCTCCTGATCTTTGTTAAGTTCTGCTAGTTTTTCAACTAATGTAAGAGGTTTTGCACTTGCTTTATCAATCTCTGCTTCACCGTCTATACCTTCTTCTGTAAAACCTGCTTCTTTCTTAGCAGCCTTTTGAATCTCATCTTTGTTAGCATGTAATTCATCGAATGCTTTGATAATAGCTTCACGCTCTGTAACTTCCACACTTTGCAATGCTTTAGTAATTCCTTCTACTTCTGAGAACTCATACTTAGATAGGCTTTCAGTTAAACTCTTAGTTAGCTGCTCTGTTTGATTATCTTCAATCTGCTTAGTGAGTGCTGCGATAGTATCTAATGCCTTTTGCAAGTCATCTTTTTCTTTATCTGACATTTCGTTTCCTTTTGTCAAGTTATCTTCCCCTGCATCACTCTTGACAGAGGAGAGGGAGTTGGTATCACCCTTCTGCTTTTGCAGAGGAGTAAATTCTTCGCCATACTTTTCTAATAGGGCTGTTTGTTCTGGGGTTAAATCTTCTTTACATGTTAATCTATTCTTTACTAGAATAGTCTCCATGCCTGATGCTGCAAAACCTTGAGATTCATCTGTCATTGATATTTCAGATATATCCAGACTATGCAAAACTGCCTTTGCTTTACCGTTTGAATCACTCATCTTCTAACTCCACTTTAATACCTTTTGCTCCAAAAGAAGGTGCGCCTAATATACCCGCTTTCTTATCTTCCCAAGCAATCTTGTTATTCCATTTAGCAGAGATAAGAGGTGTTCCTGCTTTAACAAAAGTCTCACCTAATGTAGCATCAACCTCTTGCACCCAAGCTCTTTGCCAAGTGAAAGTATCTGTCTTATGTCCGTGGAATAAACCAGCCTGTAATTCACCTTTATCTATCTTCTGATTGATGTCGTCTACAGCTTTTCTTATTTCTTCTAAGGAGATTGTGTCTCCATGTAAATCAACTTCCCCAGCAGGTCGCCAGATAGGTTCTACAGAGATCATCTGCTCATCATCAAAAGCTTTGATAACTTCTTTCTTAGTGAAGTATTTATCTAGCCAAGTAAATAAACTCTTCTCTGTCATTTCAGTCGGAGTTTCTGGTAATAGTTTCCACTCTGTCATCTGTACAGTTTTAATTGCTTCTTCGCCTAGTACAACTTCACCATTGTCTGTGTTGTATGTATAAGCTACCGCCCATTGCATGTATTTGTTAGATTCACAACCCCAGATAGAGAAGTATATATAACTATCATCGTGGTCTTCGTAATAGGCATATTCTCTACAACCCCCTACTTCAAAAGCTGAATCAATAGCATCTCTAAGTTGCCTGACTTTATCTTGATTAGTATTCTTCTGTAGATAAGTCTCGTTGGGCTTAACTAACAGTTCTTTAAGTTTTATCATTTATCACCTTATGAAGCATTTTCATTATTAGTATCACTTCCCAGTCCATTATTCTGAGTAGAGCCATTTCCTGATCCTTCTGAAGAACTAGGGTTGCTTAGTGCTGCGAAGTCAATATCTTCCAAACCCTCTGTTGGTAGTCCGAGGTCTTCGTATATTTTCGTAGTTGCTGCTAAGGTTAGTATACCTCCGCTGGCTAATCTGCTAGCTAACTTACCTAACACCTCTGAATCAGCTTTAGTGGGATCATCTGCCTCAAAATATGGCATGTCTTCATAATCAACTTGGATACCGTTAGCTTCTAAAAGCATTGGTAGTAATTGATTATTGATTACATCTTCTACCCACATGATTAATCTTTGCACATAATAATCATGTGTAGACATTTGATTAGAGGATAAGGCATTAGAGCCATGTCCATTCTGACCAAGCAGCTTAAACCCTGCTCCAAATACGTTATAGATACATTTCTTTTTAGTTTCTATAATCTCAGAAGTGGTATACTGTTTACCACCACCATCTATACCTTTAACTTGGAAGTCGTACATCTTGGTCTTGGATTGTGGGTCTACATCACTAGCAAGTACTACTAAGTTACCTTCTGCATTCTGAACATTAACTGCATTCTCTAGGAGAGACATATATGATGCGTATTCTTCTGGAAATAGTTCAGGCTGTGCAGCTTTATTCATTAACTCTAGTGGAAGGTAGACAATACCTACTCCGCCTAAGTCTTTACTTGCTGCCATTAACTCGTACTGTTCTATTAACTTCTTCTCTGAGTAAGCATCATAACAATAGAACAATGGACTATAACCTTGTGGGTTGTTATCAGAAGGGTTGAACCTAAAATGTAATAGCTTCTCTGATTTAAGAAAAGGATATTTACTGTCTTGGTAATACCCAGAGGCTACAGATGTAAAAGATATTTTATTATCTGAATAATCACCTATTGTAGAAATCCTACTGGAAATTTTCATAGGCTTCTGTATAGCACCTTTCAACTCCCTACCCTTGTCATCCCACACCCAGCCATAAATACTAGACTGTGTTCTTGGGGCAAGTTTCTTCAATACTACTGTGTCTTTATATTTCCCATAAGTTCTATATTCTAAGACAGGGTTAATCAAGGCATATCCATGTATCAAACATGATGAAGCGTTTTGCATTGCCTCTAGCCACGTCCCTTGTGACATATTCCTTATAATATAATTTAACCTCTCTGCCAGTTCTTTAGATTTATCTGACTTAGGTTTAGCCTTCACAACTCCTTTTGCTAAAGCAGGAAGTGTCTTAACTAAGATACTATCCACTGCATCTGCAACGTCTGCATCATTCAACATCTCTTTAAATGTACAAGGGAGTTGACTAGGACTTAACTCTGCTTTCTTCTGTTGTTTTATTAATGAATAACCGTTGACTATATGGGGCTGACCTACTTCCCTAGGAAGTCTTGACAAATCTGCTAACCCTGTAGACTCCGCTTTATCTATATTAGTTTCAGTCATTTATGGCCTACTTTTTCTTAGATGGACGACCTGCTTTCTTAGCTGGAGTTTCAACAACTTTCTCTTCTG